CCGCCCACCAGCTTTCAAACCGTTGCCGCATATCGCCCTCCAGGTCTGGCGTGTGATGCACGCCTGGCAGCACTCTCATGTCCACGTCATATCTCCATTGGCCTTCCGGCGTCTGGTATGCATCGATCTGACGGCACAGCCAGATGTTTACAAGCCCGCTCACCCCGTGCTCTATGGTGTAGGCCGGCGGCATGCATGCCAGGTTGCGGAGTACCATCTGTCAGTCGCCTCCTGGTCCCGGCGCCACAGGCCACTCCACGGCCCAAGGAAAGCCCTCCTGCTGCGGCACGTCGCGCAGTGCCTGGCGGTAAGCGGCCCACTGGGTGCGCGCTTCCTCGCTGGTTGGGAAATCGGCGATCTGTGTGCAGTCGCAGCCGGCCAGCAGCCTGTCCCGCTCTGCCCGCACCTCGGCGGCCAACCTGGCGGCCTCTATAGCCCTGGCGTGCTCCACCCATCGCTGGAGCGCACCCCATACCCGGTTCTCCAGGTCGCTTTGCCACTGTGTTTCCATGGTGTAGCGGTCATAGGTGTAGACTGGCCCGGCCCCTTCGCCATCCTGGGTTTCGGTGTTATTTGTGCAAAGCGATACGCAAGCGCGGCCATCATCCAGCCGCTCAATGGTGACCGCCTCCGGCCTTGTGTTGCTGGTATCCTTCAAACCTATCCCTCCTTGCTTTTCTTGCTTGTTCCTGCGCCGATCTCCCGCTTGACCGCCTCCACGTCAATGCAGGGCGTGATATATCGCTCGGTGAACCGCTTATGATTGCAATGCTTAGCCCACCCGATCCGCGACATAACGCTTTGCAGGCATTGCAGCGGCACCTCCCGGCCCTGCCGCTTCAGCTTGTTAATCTTCCGCGCCTGCCTCCTGCATCCCAGGAAGATGTTGTCGCGCAGAACCGTTACCGTGTGATACTTTGCCTTCACATCATTTCACTCGCATTTTGTAGAATTTGTAGCCGCCCATATCGACGGGATATGTGCCCGCCCGGCACTTGCGCTTGCCATCGCTGCCCACGATCAGCTCCCCGATCTCCTTGATTTCCCATGTTTCTTTGACCGATAGCCCCAGCTCGTCGCGGAGGTATGCAATGATGGCTCGGACCGCCTTTTCCAGGTCGCGCCTGCTGCTGCCGATCAGCAGCATGTCGTCCATGTAGCGGACGTAATGCTTAACAAAGGACACGCGCTTGCCGCGCCGTGTCTTATATAGGCCCTGCACAATGTAGTGATCAAGCCCTTGTAAATGGTAGTTCGCAAGCCATGGGCTGATATAGAAGCCCACCGGCATGCCCGGCCCGGATGTGTCCAGTATTCTGCGGATTAAATTCAAAATGGGCCGGTCAGCTATGACGCGCTCCAGCTGCCGCATCAGCAGGTCGATGTTTATGTTTTCGTAAAACTTGCGAATATCGAGCTTCACAAAATACTTCACATCAGGCTCGCGTATCCACTTTTGGATGGACTGCCTGACCAGCTTCAGCCCGCGCCCTGGCAGGCTGCCGCAGCAGAACGCATACATACCGCGCATAAGGGCGGCCTTGATCGTATTGATCAAAGCCCAATGCGCGATATGATCATCAAATGTGGCCTTGGCAATATTGCGGATTTTCCCGTTGGGCATCCGGCGCGTGGAGCGCTGGGGAGGGTGCGGCTGCCATTCTCCGCTCTTGACCTTGCGGGACATCACCGCCGCGTACTGGCGCACCTTCTCTGGTACAACCTGGTTGCTGTACTCCTTTTGCGCTCCCTTGTTGGCTGCTGTGTCTGTGGCAATCTCTCGGCACAGCAGCCGTCGCATTGCGTAGCCTCTGCGCTTGCCCTTTATGCCGTCGTAGGTCGCGGCGTAGAAGGTGGCTTCGGCGCAGAATGTATTCCAAAGGTCCTTGAACCTTTTCATGGCTTTTTATCCTCACGGCTCCCATACAAGCATGTCGCGGATTGCCCACGCGACGGGCCTGCTTTCGAGGCAGTACGCCCTACCAAGCCGCTCCAGTCGGATGATTTCAGTCCTTTCAGACCACGGAAAAGGACACGCCGGTCTATGTCGGTGGATATGAGAAACCATCAGCGGGGTCCGCTTTCGCGTCCCGCCGATGGATGACCGGAGAGGTTGGATAAAATGCCCCGCGCCATAGTTCGCGTTCGCGTTGGAAGGCGCGTTGTTCGCGTTGCGGTACCACGGCCCGGCGTTCGAGCCGTTGTTCCAGTTGCCTCCCACGCGCACGGCACGCACCACGTTCGAGTTGACGAGGTAGGCGGCCAGACGCTGGCCCAGCGGAGCGCGTGTCCAGTCCCGTTTAGGCTCATTGGGTTAGAAGGGGGTGCGCCCCCTCGCGGCTACGCCGCACACCCCCGCCTGGAAAAGTAAAGCCCCGCGCCATAGTTCGCGTTCGCGATGGAAGGCGCGGAGTTCGCGATGCGGGACCACGGCCCGGCGGTCGAGCCGTAGCTCCAGGAGCCTCCCACGCGCACGGCACGCACCACGTTCGAGTTGACGAGGTAGGCGTAGTCCGCGAAGAAAGTGCTGGCCGATCCGCCCGCTGTAAGCGTCGGTATCCAGATTTCAGGGTGATCCGGGTCCGGCGTCATTTCCTTGATGTAGCCGTCCGCGTAGCGGTCTGGCGGTGTTTCCGTGTCCAGCAGCACCCAGCCCTTGTCATTCAGCGCTGCGGCGGTGGACGGGTTGGCGATTGCCACGCCCATGTAGGCGTCGAGCTTCGGCAGGTGATACCACTGGAGCTTGTAGGTATCGGCGGCCACCTCGACGCGCACATCCATCAAGTCCTGGCAGGTCATCATCTGATTGCCCCATGGGTTTTCACGCCACCGGTAGCGGCACGGATACCGGCCATCGCTGTTGCTGACGGGCGATCCGCTTGGCGTCAGCACGCCCGCGCATGCGCCGGTGTTGTATGGCCGATTGTTGATAGTCGGCGCGGTGACCGTGGTGATGTCCTTCGCCCCTGGGTAGGGGGCAAGGGTGATGAGGCGGTGGGTGCCGGAGGCATTCGGCGTGCCGTCCGGGTCGCAGGGCTCTATGCTCTGGATTGCGTGGGACGCCTTCGCAGCTTCGCTGTATGTCGTGTTGATGTACACATTCTGGCCAGCCCGGTGATATCCGCCGATGGTCGCGGTAACAACGATGTGGGTGCTGTCAATCACGCTGTCCACCGCGTCGGCGGCATAGCGTCCGGACGTGAAGCCTGCCATGATGCTCTGCAGGTTCGTGGTAGCAAACTCTACCATCGCCAATAAGGTCTCGTAGTGAGATACTGCGATGGGCATCATGGACGCATAGGCGCCGGCGTCGCCGTTGTAGCTTCGGCAGCTTGTCCACAGGCCGGACCAGTGGCCGCATTCATTGCGCAGGCCGGGAAGGCTCACGGCTTTTCCGTCCGTGTTCAGCGCGAGCGCGTAGCAAGGCAGATCCACATAGTCCAGCTCGTTGCCGTCCTCGTCGAAAAACAGTGGGTGCAGGCTCCACCCTGGCTGATGGTATGCCGACACTCCAACTATCCCTGCTGCCATGTCCTGGTAGTAGTATGTTTTGTAGCACCTTACGGCCACATAGTCGCCCATGGACCCATCCTCGGCGTAGTCGGCGTCTCCATACCAGGAAGCGGGCGTCACATAGGTCTTTCCGTCCGCGACCGTGACGCTCCCCACAAACTTGCGCCGGTTGAAGGGCGGCAGGTTGTCAAAGTCATTCACAGCCGTGGCGCTGTCCGTGCCCACGGCCGCCACAAGGCCTTTAGCGTCCCATAGGCGTTTCAAAGTAGGCGAGCTTCCGCCCACGCCAGAAGCGCCGTACTTCGGTGCCTCAATGGATCCGATGTACTCACCAGGGACCCTCCCCTGGGCGTCCAGCGGACAGATTCCATTGGCAACCCCCTTCTGGGCGTTGATGGCAGCCGGCACGCTCGCCGCCGCACTATTCGCGGCCGTGGCCGCCTCTCCGGCCGCCCCCGCTGCCGCGTTCGCCCCCGCCGTGGCCTCCTCGCAGGCCGCAATCTGGGCCAGCAGCGTCTCCAGGTCCGGCACCACATGCTCCGGATCCACCACGGCTCCGCTGGGCTCCTTCTCCACCCGGGCCACCATAGTGCCCAGGGTAACGGTCTCGGTGGCGTCCGGGCTGCTCAGGCGCATCACGCACAGCAGCGGGCCGGGTTTGGCATAGCACTCGCTTTTGAGGCGCACGCTGGCCACGTTCCCGCTGAGAGTGCCGTCCACCGGTACATAGCTCTCGGAGGCGCCCCCCCCCCGTTGGAAATAGCCCCGCACCGTGCCGGCCAGCTCTACGGCCTGGCCATGCCGGAATACAGCGATCTCCCAGGTGTGGGCATTCTTGTCGCCCTGCATCATCAGGGCCGTGGGCAGGATCCGCGGCTGCACATAGCCGCTGTCCAGGTCAATCCGCTGCCGGATGGTCCAAGTGTTGCTCAAAAGTCTCCGCCTCCTTTGGATTGCACAAAGCATTGCACGTATACGCTTACCACCGCCCGGGTGGCCTTGTCCGGGGTCAAAACGACCTCGTGCCAGTCCCCGCGCTTGATCTTTCCGTTGGCGTCCTTGCTCAGCAGCGCCGTGATGTCCATCTCCGTCTTGGCGTCTGTGATCGGATCCGGGTAGACGGTCCCATCCACCTCCAGGGTGAAGCTGGCGGCCGTGGTGCCCTCAAAGATCCCGTACACCAGGTTATGTGCATGATCCCCCAGGGTCACGTTGTGGGAATGGCTCCCCAGGCTCACGCTGTGGGTGTGGGGCGGCAGGGTCAGGGTTAGTTCCGGGATGGTCATGGACACATACACGTCATGGTAATGCCCCATCCCATGGGTATGGGCCGCCCCCGCATGCCGGTGGGAGAAAGAGTGGGAATGCCCGCCGATGCTGTGGACATGCGCCGCCCCTGTATGCCGGTGGGAGAAAGCGTGGGAATGCCCGCCGATGCTGTGGGTATGGCTGGGGATGCTGTGGGTGTGGCTGTCTCCCGCGTGCCGGTGGGAGAAAGCGTGGGAGTGCCCGCCGATGCTGTGGGTATGGCTGCCAACGGTATGGCTGTGGCTCGTGTTGTCGGACTCGCCGCAGCTGGGCGTGGTGGCTCCCGTATAGGTGCCGGTGGTTTGCTGGTGCTGGTGGCTGCCGATCGCGTGCCGGTGGCTGGCCGTGGCGCTTCCCGTGGATCCGCTGCCAGATCCGGAGGTATAACTGTCATTGGTCGCCGTATAGGCGACAGCAGCCCCTTCCGCGTCCACAGGCGTGCCACCGATGCCGCTGCCGGCGCTGCCCGTGGATCCGTCCCCGCCGCTGCCGGTGTTGTAGCTGTTGTTGGTGGCCGTGGCATTCACGGCGGCCCCTTCCGCATCCACCGGCGTGCCGCAGATGCCGCTGCCGGCGCTGCCTGTGTCATAGCTCGCATTGGTGGCCGTCACGGTCACGGCGTTGCCCTCCGCATCCACCGGCGTGCCGCCGATGCCGCTGCCGGCGCTGTCCGTGTTTCCCTTCTGGTATCCGCTCAGCGGTTCCAGGGGCAGGCTGGTGCTGGCCGTCTGCGCCACGATCCGCTGGGGCTCTGTGAGGATGGCCTCCCCGCCGGCCTCGCTGGTGCTGGTGCCACCGCCTCCGGAGCTGGACGTGGTCTCCGTGCTCCCGCCTGCGGCCGCGCCCTTCTCATAGGCCCGGTAGGCCTCCCGCTTCAGTAGAAACTTTACAGTGTTGATCCGGTAGGCGCTCTCCGGGATAGGCACGTTGAAGGTGGCCGGGTGGCTGGGGTCACAGTTGTCCGAAAACTGGAACACATACAGCGACGTGGCACCCTGGCTGTTCAGCTCATGGATGCCCACCCTGTCCGCCAGTTGGTTCATGCTGTCCGCGGCGTCCTTGAGCGCGTTGGCAATGGTGATCTCGATGTCCTGGGGCTTGTCCCGCACGCCCTTCTTGGCCACGGTCACGATCCGCGCCTGGAAGGAGATCCCGTGCTCCCCGTCCATCACCTGGGCCAGCTTGCCGGGCATGTAGTTGTCCCAGCGCTGGCCGGTCATGGCGTACAGATCCACCGCGGCGGCCTTGTAGGCAATATAGGGGTTCTTGTACCTCTCCAGCACGGCCATGCCCCGCTGCTTCAGCGTGGCGGCGTCCTGGATGGTGGTGTCCGCAAAGATGGAGCATTTCACGCCCCACGTGGAGATGGTGTCCGCGTCGATGTAGGGGAGACCGCCGTTCACCTTGGTGATGTTCAGCTGATTCACGCCTTCGCCGTATCCAAGGCAGTACATCCGGGTCACCATCTGGGTGGCGTCCATAGACTTTTCAATCTGCAGCAGATTGCGCATGTAGTGGATGCCGCAGCCGGCAGAACTGTCCGCCCGGCGCAGGTTGGCCGTCCAGGGCGTGGTGCTTGTGTCCCATTCCCAGGTGTAGTCCTCCACCAGCACGGCGCTCACGCTCATCAGGGCTGCCAGCAGCGTGCAGTTCTCCAGGTGGTAGGCAAACTGGTCATGGAACTCGCATACCCCCAGCTGCCACCGGGGAACCGTCTGGTGGCCCAGGATGTATTCCAGCACATCCTCCGTGTAGATGCCATCCCCGCCGATCTCATGGGCCGTAAAAAGCACGTCGTCTACCAGGGTGGCGGTCACGTGTTCTAAGTCGTATTCGCTCCATCCATCCGGCTGGTGCTGGGGCATGCCGATGATCCGGTACAGCCCCACGTCCCGCGCCCCGTCGTCAATGTGCACATAGTTGTTCGGCTCGCAAAACGCATGCTTGGGGTCGCTGGTGGGCAGTTGGAAGCTGCCGGTCCACAGGTCATTATGCTTCAGCTCATACCCGATGGCGTCAGCGTTCTCCAGGATTGCAAGCAGGCGCAGATCCTGGCCGTACACCTTCAGCATCCATTCTCACCCCTTCGCCCCGCTGCGCCGCCTGGCTCAGCACCTCCACGGCGCTGTACAGTTCCCGCCCAATGTACACGGCTGCACATTCTGCCTCCATCCGCCAGCTGCAATCCAGGCGGCAGCGCTTGTGGGTCAGCGGGCAGAATGCCGCCGTTTTCTCTCGTCCGTTCATTCAGATCCACCTTCCTGTGGCCCGGGCGGTCACGGCCGCCTGGGCGGTCCCGGTGTCAAAGGTGCCGGCCACGGTCACGCTGCAGGCCCGCTCTGCCACCAGATGGTCAAAGCGCGTGGCATAGGGGAGGGCGCTGTCGTCGCCCACCATCGCGCCAATGGGTGCCTCCATGTTGATCTCCAGGGTTTCTCCGGCGGCCACGGCCATGCCGGCCAGCACCACCTGGCGGCTGCCCACGGTCACCGTCACACCGGTCAGGTCCGCCTCCCCGGTGTTTTTGAGGGTCAGGCTCACCGGCGCAGGCTCTCCCGTGCGCAGCGGCAGCGCCAGCACCGTGTCTGCCCCTGCGGTCAGTGTCCCGCTGGCTATGTCCGGCCACAGGTTGTAGGCGAAGGGCTGGCAGCGGAACCCGATGGAAATGCCACCGTCCGGCCAGCTGCTCTGGCTGAAGGTAATGCCGTCCTCCACTTCCGCCAGCAGGTACCGGTCGGGCTCATAGTCCCAGATCAGACGCCTGCGGCCCACCTTCAGCCAGGCGGCAATTTCCCGGTAGATCCGCAGAGCCTCCGCTTCCGTGGGCGGGGTGTGCATCAGGTACAGGCTGCCCTTGTGGGTCATCACCTGGTGGACGCGCCGGTCGCCAAAGAGTACGTCCCCGTCCCCGCCGCCGATCTCAAAAGCGGAAAAGACGCTTTCCGGGCTCACAGGCCGAGATTTGGCGTAGATGTACACGCAGTCAAAGTCCCGCAGGCAGTGCTTCCCGTCAAAGGCGAAGTTGCACTCCATCATCCGATACCCTCCTTACACAAACACCATGCGGCTGTTCCGTCCGCTCATGCTCTTGGCGGATCTCCGTCGGGTGGCTTGGCTGATATTGGGCTCCAGCGCTGTCCCGAAGGCGTGCCCGTCCAGGCCAATCACCGCCGTTCCAAGGCCTCGCCTCTGCATGGCGTCCGCCAGTTCATCCCCCAGGCGCTCATAATCCAGCACGAAGGCGCTGCTGCCGGTCCCCGCTTCCGCGGCGGCCCGGCTGAGGCTCTGGGCGGCGCTTACCACTTGCCGTGTGTTGTTCTCAATGCCTAGTGCGAATCCTGTAGCATAGAACCGGCCCGCTTCCTCCATCACCCGGCTGGGGCTGGCGATGCCCAGCACCTCCCGGGCGGCGTTGTAGGCGGCCAGAGCGGCGGCCCGGGCCGCAGCCTCAATTCGGCTGCTGCCGTTGCGGATACCCCGCACCATGCCGTCTGCAATGGCGTCCCCCACGGCCTGGAAGCGGGTAGCGCTGCTGCCCCCAATGGCGCTCCACAGGGCCGTCAGGGCATCGCTGCCCAGGCTGGCTGCATTGCCGCGTACCGTGGGCAGGCCCTGGCTGATGCCTGTGGCCACGCCTCCGGAGAAGGCCGCGCCGATGGTCCGCCCGCTTGGGGCGTTCATCCTTCCGGAGGCGGCGTCCACGCCTGCCTGGGCTGTATCCCTGGCGGCTGTCTCTATGTCGCTTTCCGCGTCCTCAATGGCTGTGATCGCCGCGCCGATCCAGTCCGCGCCTAGGGTGCTGCCCGCGTCGGTGGTCATCAGGGCGGCAGCGGCCGCCAGGGCGCTCCCGCAGGCAGCCTCCACGGCCGCGTTCACGGTGGTTTCCCCGCCGGAGATGCCGGCGGCCATCCGCTCCATGGCAGCCTGGTAGGCTGCATTGGCCACGGCGGTCAGGGCGTTCGCAACTGCTTCCCTGTTGTCCTCGCTGCTTTCAATCCCGTCGGCAATGGCCTTGCGCACATAGCCGCCCAGCTCCTTGAACTTGGTGGCACTGGTTCCGCCCAGGCCCAGCACGCCCGTGGATTGCACCCCAAAGGCGGTGCCCAGGGCCGCGATCACCGCGTCATACACCTTGCCCGCAGCGCCGCCAAATGCGTCGGCTTTGGTCTCGTCCAGACCGTCCCGCACGCCTGCCACCAGGTGCTTGCCATAGTCCCTGGTTTTCCAGCTGGTGCCGTTGGCGATGCCCATTTCGTTCATCATGGTCCACAGCACGTTTTTGGACACGTTGCGCACCGCCTGGTCCAGGGTGCCCTCGTTCTCGGTGATGCCGCTCTGCATGCCGGTCATGATGTCCTTGCCGGCGTTCTTGGCTTCCTTGCTTTCCTCGCTTTGGGTCCCGAAGCCAAAGATGCTCTTGATGGCCTCCCAGATCTTCCCGAAGATCTTCTTTACCGTTTCGCAGACGGCATCCACTGCCGAAGCAAACCCGTCCAGCAGCCCCTGCAGGATAAACCCGGCCGCGCTTTGGGCTTCCGTGGAAGGGGAGGCAATGCCGAACACGCCCAGGATGGCCTGCCAGATGTTGCCGAAGATGGTGGTGATGCTGCTCAGCAGCGCGCTCACAGCGCTGCCCAGCCCGTCCACCAGGCCCTGAATCAGGTTCGTGCCCAGGGTGAGCCAGTCCACGGCAGCCAGGCCGTCCCAGATGGCCTGCACAATTTCCGGCAGCCGGGCGGCCAGGTCCGGAATGGCTCCCACCAGGGCTGTGGCAAACTCCACGATCAGCGTAGCCGCCATGGTGATCAGCTCCGGCAGGTTGGCCGTGATGCCGTCCACAATGCCCGTCACGATGGACAGGCAGCTCTCGGCCAGTCCGGACACATTGGCCGTCAGGTTGGCGGCCAGGTAGGTGATCAGCTGGGTGGCCATGGCCGCGATAGGCTCCGCATTGGCCGCCACCGTGTCCAGCACGCTTTGCAGCAGCCCAAAGGCCGCGGGGATGATGGTCTCCGCCAGCTCCGGCAGCGCTACGCTAACGCCGGCCACCAGCTCTGCAAGGCCCTGCTGCACCGAGGGCAGCGCGTTGGTGATCTCCGTGGACAGATTGGCCAGGCCCTCCGTCAGGGAGGCGGTGAAGCCCAGCACGATTTCTCCAACCTCCCCCGGCTGCAGCCCGTCCTTCAGAGCCGTGCTCAGCTCTCCCAGGGAAGCGGTGGCGGCATCCGCCAGGGGCTGGAATGCAGGCACCAGCAGCAGCCCGATGGTGTTGCTCAATCCTTCCGCCACGGCGTTCATCCGTTGCATGCTGTCGTCAAATCCGCCCAGGGTGGCCAACTGCTTGTCGCTGAACACCGTGCCCAGCTTCTGGGCTTCCTCGCCCAGGGCCTTCACGGCGTCCCCTCCGGCCAGAATCAGCGGGTTCAGGTCCTGGGCGCTTTTCCCAAACAGGTCCATAGCGATAGCGTCCCGCTGGGCCTCGTTGGTGATGCCGCCCAGGGCCGTGATGCAGTCCGCAAACACATCCTCGCTATCCCGCAGGTTCCCGTTGCTGTCGGTGATGCTCACCCCCAGGGCGGCAAACTTCTCCTTGGCCGAGTCGCTGCCGCTTCCCGCGTCGCCCATGGCCCGGACCATCCGGGCCATGCTGCCGGTGATGGTATCCACCGAGGTGTCCATGAAGTTGCTGGCAAAGGTCCATTTCTGCAGCTGATCCGCCGCAATGCCGGTCTGCTGGCTCTGGGTCAGCACATTGTCCGCCATGGCTCCCGCGCTCTTGGCCAGCTCATAGCCCTTTTCCGCGGCCTGTCCGGCCCATTGGGCGATCTGTTTCAGCCCGTTCCACGCTCCCTGCAGAGCGGCCAGAAAGCCAGCCCCCAGGGCGCCGGCGGCGCTTTTCAGCCCTTCCACCAGCTTGTCCCGCAGTGCCCCGGCCACGTCGCCCAGGCTCACTTCCATCTCGTCCAGCTTGCCGCTCACGGCGTCCAGCTGGCCCTCGGTGGCAATCTGCTCCGCCAGGGCGGCGTTCAAGGCCTTTTCCAGGTTGCGGGTTTCGTCTGCGTTTTCGCCGTACTTCTCCCGGCACTTGTCCAGCATCTCGGACAGGGTTCCGGTCTTTTCCCTTTGCAGGTCGTACTGGACAGCCAGTTCCTCATAACGCTGGCGCAGGTTGCCCACGGTCTCGCCCTGGGCCTTCATCTCCGCGCTGGTCACGCTCATCTCGCTTTTCAGCGAGGCCATCCGCTGGGCTATGGAGCTCAGCGCCGCTTTGTACTCCTGCTCTCCGTCAATGCCGATCCGGGCGCGCAGCTTCGGCCCGCCTCCGCCTTTTGCCATGGGTTTCCCTCCTCACGGTCTTGGCACGTCCTCCAGGCGCAGCCGCGGCGGCCCGCCGCCGGGCTTATTGCCGCTGCCCGCCATCGCCTGCTTCATTTCCGCCTTCAGCAGCAGCACGGCTCTGGGGCTCATGTCCCAGAAGTCCCGTGCGCTGATGCCCAGGTCGAGCGCGTGGAACATCAGCCACGCCCAGGGGAAGCGCTCCCCGTCCCCGGCGTGGTCTCCCCGTTTTTTGGGTCCGCCTCCGGCAGCGACCGGGCAATGGCCTTCTGAATCACGTCGCTCATGCCGTCAATGGCGCTCACGCTGAACAGCCGGTCAAATTCCTCCCAGGTCATCTCATTGCCGCCGCCGATCAGCGCGCCGTAGTAGAGGGCCTGCAACGCCCTGTGCTTAAAATTGGCCGCTTCCTTCAGGATCAGGTAATAGCCCAGGTCCTTCCCGAAAACGTCCTCATACACGTCCTCGGCCACCCTTGTGGCCTTGTTGTTAAAGCGCAGCCTGTACCGCTGCCCTCCCAGGGAGATGAACATCTCCGGGGCGTCTAGGTCCCGCCCGCGCACGTCATGCGCCACGGGCGGCGGGTTTTTTCCGTTTTCATTCATAAAAAGCGCGGCGCGGGTCACTCCCGCGCCGCTTGCCCTCCTTGATGGTTTTTGGTGGATCAGGTCGTGCCGGTGGGTGTCTCATACACCGCGTCAAACCAGCCCTCGGCCACGTCCGCATCCAGGCTGCTGTAGTCCTCGTCCGCGATGGCGCACAGCAGGTTGTCGTTCAGGCGGCGGTCAAAGCTGCCCTCCACCTTGGGCGTCTGGTATTCCATTTTCTCGCCGTCGGTCTTGCCGCTTTTCTCCATCTCGTAAAACTCGCCCTTGTACAGCCACCACAGTTCCTTGTGCCCGTTGTCCCGGGTGAAGCACAGGCCCAGGGCGCACTTGGCGGGATCTCCTCTGCCGGCGACGATCTGCACGCCGTTGCTGTCGGTGGCGCGGCCAAACATCTGCGCCTGCAGGTCGGCCGAGATGTCGGCCAGGCCCAGGCTCACGTCGTAGCCGTCAATGATCTTCTTGCGGCGCAGCACTTTGTTGCTGGCGTCCAGGCGGCCCTCCCGGTAGCGGGGCTTCAGGCCGATCTCAATGCTTTGCCCCAGCACCTCCGGGGTGCCGTATACAGGCGCGGCCAGCGCCGTATCCTCGGTGGTCATGAAAGAGATATACACGTCGGCAATTCCGTAAAAATAGCCGGGCGTGGAAACGGTATCAGGCATGGGTTCTCCTTTCCGCGCACCTTCGTGCGCCGGGCCTTGCGGCCCCGTATTACACTTCCTGCCAGCGGCAGATGATGGGGATGTGGTATAGCTTGGTGTCCTCCTCGTAGTTCCGCGGACCGCTGTACTGCACCGTCACGCCGGCCGCCTGCAGCGCCTGCACCACAGCCCGCAGATTGGTGTCCGGGATGGCCTCCCGGCTGAAGATGTTCACCTGCACCTGGTAGGAATAGCGGGTGGGTGCGTTGCTGCGGTAGGCATCCGGCTGGCTGCTCAGCTCCTGCCACGTCAGGTAGGTGCGCTGGGTGCCGGCGGCCGGGTGCTGCTGGGCCGGCCAGGGTAGCGGCGCAAGGGCCGCCTTGATCTTCGCGTTCACTCCCATGGGCTATTCCTCCTCGGGCAACGCAGCGGCCATGGCGGCGTTGATGGCGTCCGCGCCCCGTTCGATGGCGGGCCCCATCCAGGGATAGGCGTCCTGCTTGCTGGAGCCGTACTCCTGGACAAAGCCCACTTCCTCATTGCTTGCTTTCTTGCGCCCGTTGGGCTGGCTGCCCGCCGGGTACACGTCCACATAGATGCCGTCCTTAAAGTTCTTTCCTGGAGGAGACATCACAAAGCTCCTTTTCAGGGCTCCGCTGCGCTCGGGTGCCGCCTCTGCCAGCAGGTTGGCGGCCACCAGGCCACCGGCCCTCACGGCCCGGATGGCCCGCTGCTCAAAGTTCGCATTTTCTTTTTCAATCTCCAGCAGGACTTCATCAAAGCCTGTCACCTCAAAAAAAGCCATGGGCGCTTCCCTCGCTTTCCTCCGGCATACGCACCCGGGCTTTGATCTGGATCCAGTCCCGCCGGTAGCCCAGATGGTTGATCTGGATGATCTCATACACCGTATCGCCAAAGAGGATCTCCATGTCATTGCGCAGGCCGTCCCGCCAGCGGATGGTGAAGGTCACCACGTGCTCCATCTGGTGGGCCGCGGCCTCAAAGAACTCGCGCCCGCTCACATCCTTGACGGCCGCCATAGCGGTCATCACCGGATAGGTGGCGCGGATGCGGTTCCCTTCCCCGTCGGTTCTGCCGGTGTCCTCCTGCCGCTGAATCACAATCCGGTGCCTCAGCTCTCCCGCGTTCATGCTCCGGCCTCCGTTCCCTGGGCGGGCGGCGCGCTGCGCAGCTGGTGCATCAGGCTGATCACCGTGGGCGGCACCAGGTCCCGGTCCGCCTCCTGGTTGCCGCGGGTGTCGTAGTAGTGAGTGGCCAGGCGGTACACCGCCAGGTCATAGGAGCTGGAATTTTCCCTGGGGCTGACGCCTGCATCGGCCAGCCAGCTTTTGGCGGCCTCCAGCATCAGCTCCAGGGTGGGGCTGTTGTCCATCCCGCCAAAGTCCATCAGGCCTTCAATGGTCGCCATGGGTCTTGCCCTCCTTCTCGTCCTTGCCGGGCGGCCGGATTCTCTCAATCAGCTGCATGTGCTGCAGCTGCAGGGCGTCCTCCGGCGTTTCGGGATGGAACAGGCGCCCCCGTTCATAGCGGATCCCTCTCATTGTGAAACTGCGGATCACCAGGTACTCGGTGGTCGCCATTGGGCAGCCCCCCTCTCATTCTCCGTCAATGCCCTTCACGGGCACGCCATTGGCCTCGGCCTGGTCCAGCACCCCGCCGATGAAGCCCATCACGGCAGGGGTCAGGGCGGCCCGGTTGGCCGCGCACAACGCCGGATCCGCCACGTCGATGTGGATGCTTATGCCCTGGTTGCCCCGCAGGTTGGCGGTGCAGTGGGCCACATTCACCCGCTGCCCGTTCTCCAGGGCCAGGTACAGCGGCATACTGGGGTTCTGATAGGTGGGAGCCAGCACCGATACGGCTTGCTGCTTGCTCATAGATCTGCCTCCTTACGCCGGGTCTGTATCCTCTGTAACCACCACGGCGGCGGCCTCTGTGGCCTGGGTCACGCCCTCATGGGAGGCCACGCAGTAGTAATAGGTGGTTCCGGCCGCCGTGCCGGCGGGGATGGTGTAGGAATCGCCGGTAGCGCCATCCACAGGCGTTCCGCCGGTGTTTGCGTCTGCGGCATTGGAGAACCACTGGTAGGTCATCACTCCGCCGTTGGAGATGAAAAAGGCTGCCTGCAGCTTGTCTGTTGCGGCGATGCTTCCCGCTACCAGGGCCAGGTCCTCGGGCTGCTGAATCACGGTGATCGTGGGGGCCGGGGCCATCAGCTTGGCCGCCTGCAGGCCGGCCAGCAGCTTGTTAAGCTCGGCCCGCAGCGCTGCCACGGTGCTCACGTCGCTGCCGACATTGCTCTGGTAGGCGGCGGCAGGGATGCCCTTCATCTTCGCGGTGGGCGCAATTTCTACCGTGCCCTTGATCAGCAGCTTGCCGCCGATCACCGTCTCGCTGCCGCCCTTGCCGGTGTAGTTCTTGGTTGCGTGCATGGGTTGCCCTCCTTTTGTTTGGGCCTTTGGCCCTCCCTCAAATGCTGCGGCCGCGGAAAGCCATCTGCCTCCCGCGGCCGCGCCGGTACTGTTCCTTAGGTTTCAGGCACGAAGATCTCCCTGCGCACCACGGTGTCCACGTCAAACCGGCTGACGCCCAGGCGGCTGATGCCGCGCACGTCAATGCGGTTCCGGGTGAATGCCTGGCCGCCGATGTCCGTAGACACCATCTCCAGCGGCATGCGCTCAAACAGCGTGGCGTACTGGGAGAAGTCGCCCACATAGATGGGGTAATACTCGCCCGCGCCGGGGCCCACAGCCTCCACGCGGCTTGGCAGCAGGCGGTTGCTCATCACCTTGATAGGATGGGTTTTCAGCAGCATAGGCGTGCCGCTGGCCGGGTCGGGCTGGAGCAGCGGGCGGCCCAGGCCGTCCACGATGTTGTCCAGGTAATCAAACCCGCTCTGGTTGGTCAGGATAGTGGCGGTCTGGCTGATGGCCGGATCCAGGCTCACGTTCAGCACGCTTTTCAGCTGAGCGATGGCGTTCATGTCGTCGTCGGCAGTGATCGGGCCAGCCACCAGCAGATCCAGCACGGCCCGCAGCAGGAAGTTCTCGGTGAGCACCTGCTTCTTGCCGTACCAACGCGCCAGGTACCCAAACAAATTGGCCGATTCATCCGCCGCCAGTTCCCGGCTTACGGGCACAATCAGGCCGTAGGTGGCCAGGCTGTAGTTTACCGGGGAAAAGGCGGGCTGGTCGTCCTCGGCGATGCCGGCCACAGGGTTCTCCCCGGCCAGCATGGTCAGGCCGGTATCCGGTGCGGTGTCCATGATGCGGGTGCCGCTGGCATAGCTCACAGACTCATAGCCAAACAGATCACGCAGCGGGTTCAGGGCCCGCATGCGCTCCCGGATCTGCCGGTCCACATCGTCTGGCACCAGGAAGCCGCCCTCCGAGCCAGCCGGATTCCCGCCGCTTTCGGTCAGCGCGTCATAGAGCACCTTCAGGCTTTCGTCGCTGCAGGGCTGGGCGGGGTGCACCCGGTTGCGCAGGGCTGTAGCAAAAGCACGGGCGTATTCGTTGCTTTTCAGCATGGCGGTCACGCCGGCCGGCTGCTGCTTTGCGGCGGCTGCCTGGGCCACAGGCTGCTGCTGTTGCTCCTCCTGGGTCACGGCGGCCCGGGCCAGGTTGATGCGGGCCTGCATGGCGTTGATGGTTTCGGTGTGCTGGGTCAGCTGGGCGGCGCTGGCATTGGGATCGGCCATCAGGGCGGTGCCCTTGTTCACCAGGTCCCGCATTTCGTTTTGCAAATTGCGCAGGGTGTCCTTCAGTTGGGTCAGGTTAGGCATGATGGGTTTCCTCCTTCACAAAATTACAGGGCCGCTTTGGCCTGCGCAATGGAAAGCGCAAGGGCGGCCCGCCGGGTATCATCCTTAGAATCTGGCTTCGGCGTCTCCTGGGGCTTCGGCGTCTCCTGGGACTTCGGGGTTTCCTGGGCTTTCGGGGTCTCCGGGCTTTTCTTTTGCTGCGCGTGCAGAATCCGGTCCATGGCGGCCTTCTGCACGTCCCGCATGGAGCACGCAAACATCGGCAGGCCGCGGAAGGCGGCGGTGTTCTTCACCTTGTCCTTGGCGGGCACTTCCTTTTCCGTGGTGTGCACCGCGTCGATGAAGCCAAGCTCCAGGGCCTTGGCGCTGGAAAACCATGTTTCATCATCCATCATCTGCAGGATCTGCTGGTGGGGCAGGTGGGTTTTCTCCTTGTAGGCGCTGGCAATGGATTCCCGGACCTCGTCCAGCATGGCCAGGGCGCGGTTCATCTCCACCCGGTCTCCAAAGGCGATGGTGCTGGGGTTGTGAATCATCATCATCCCCACCGGCGTCATCTCCACCTGGTCGCCGGCCATGGCAATTACGCTGGCGGCGCTGGCGGCGATCCCCGTGATCCGCACGGTCACGCGGCCGGCATACTCCCGCAGCATGTCATAGATCTGCGCAGCCGCCCACACGTCCCCGCCGGGGCTGTTAATGCGCACCACCACGTCCCCGGTGCTGCCCTCCAGCTCCGCCCGGAATGCGCAGGGCGTCACTTCGTCTCCAAACCAGCTCTCACTGGCAATCACGCCCTCAATGGCCAGCTCCCGGCTGCCGTCCGGGTCGTTCTCCAGCTGGTTCCAGGTCCAAAAATGGTTCAATATTCGTTCCCTCCTTCTCAGCGCCCGCTGTCTTTCACGGTCATGCCCTTCAGGATCATCTCCAGCGGCAGCAGGTCGCGGGCCGCCAGCAGCTTCTCCCCGTCGGGATCCGGCGGCAGGTTGTCATCGTCCCGGGCCTCGTTGGGTGTCATCCATCCGCCGCGGATGGCCTTTGTGTGCTTGTCCGCCATGGTTTTCACGTCACCCCGCAGCAGGCTGTCCATGTTGAATCCAAAGTGGTACCCATCGGATACCTGCTCCCAGGTCAGAAGTTTGCGGTCCAGCTCGCTTTCCCACTGGCACACGATGGGAAGAACGGTCATCTGCGCCAGCTCCCGCATCTGCTGCTCGTTGTCGGTAAAGCCCTTGTCGCTGGTGTCGCCCAGCATCCGGGGCGGGATGTTGTACACGGTCGCCACCCGGTTGCGGGTCATGTTCTCCACGCCGATCACGTCGTTGTCCACAGGGGTGCGGTTCAGGGCGTTCACCGTCATTCCGCCGTCCAGCACGATGGCGCTGCGCCCGCTGTCGTTGTAGGCCTGCAGAAACTGCTTGATGATCTCGTTGCGGCGGTCAGCGTTCAGGCCGGTGTTGGGCACGGTCAGCACAATGCTGCTGTTCACGGCCTTGATCTGCTCCATGGTGTAGGTCTTGATGTCGCTGGCGTACTTGATCGTATCCCGCAGCACATCAATGGGCTTGATGCCCTTTTCGCCGTTGGCGCTGATGTTCCGGATCACCAGCATGCTGCTGTTGTGCACCCAGAACTGGTTTGCGGTGTCCCGGGGTGTCACCCGGTACCACATCTCTGGCGCGCCGTCCTGGTCGGTCACCCGCACCGGCGTCACACACCCGGCCTCCAGGATGTCCAGCCGATCCACGCCGCCGGCCATGGTGGGCACCACCAGCGCGTAGGCGTTGCCCTCATTGCCCACCAGCGCCTGCATGGTCAGCCGGAACCAGTAGCTGGTCATCCAGGGGTTGGGGCTGAAGCTCACCAGCTTTTCCAGCGGGTGATCCTTCTGCAGCTCCCGGCCCTTGTACAGATGCAGCGGCAGGCAGCTGAAGGTGTTGGCCACCCGGCTCACGGCCGCATAAATGGCCTCGCTGGCCGTCATGTACCGGTCCGCCCGGGTCTGGTATACGCTGGTCTGCACCCCGGTGGGCTCGTCCCTGGCCTGGCCTGTTTTCCGTTGCAGCCGTTTGAATAGCGGCATGTTTTCCACTCCCTCCAAAAACGGAAAAGCGCCGGCATGGGCGCTTTTGCTAGAATCTGAATACGGTCACATTGGCGGGCACCGTGTCCCCGCACACCGGGGCCTTCTGCATGGATACCGCGTGTGCGTCCAGAAAGGCCATAAATCCGTCGATCTTCCGGTAGCGGTTGCGCTTCACCGGCATCCAGTTTTCCTTATCCCGGTCCCGGTAATCGTTGCGCAGGCGCACATTGTGGAAGTACCAGCGAAGCATGGGGTCGTTGTTGGTGATAAGCCGCCCGTCCAGCAGGATCTCCCGCACGTCCTTCATGGGGTCGTTCAGTGTCAGCGGCCCCTGGCGCACGATCTGGCAGTTGAAGCCCGCGCCCTCCAGCATGCGGGTCAGCCATACGGCATTGGCCGGGTCATAGCCGATGGAGATGATCTCATACTTTTTGCCCTGCTCCTGAAACCACTGGTACACCACATCCTGGGGAATGTAATCCCCCTCGCAGATGGTCAGCAGCCCCTGCAGCGCCCATTCGTAATAGGGGATCTTCTCGTTGTCCATCTCCACCTTCCGCTTGGGCACCCAGCTGTGATGGAGCACAAAGAGGTCCCCGTTGTCCAGGGGAAACTCCAGCGCGGCCGCGGTGAAGTCCTCCCGGGAGCTCAGGTCATACCCGCCGTAGCAGGCGCGGCCGGCCAGGCTCTCCAGGTCCACCTGCTTGCGGTTGCGGTTCAGCACGCTGATGTCCACAAAGCTGGCATCGCTTACGTCCGCCATCACGTTCAGCTGCTTGCAGATAAAGTCCGCCCGCTCCTGGGGCACGTTCTTGCAGCGCTCCCAGTCGCTTTTCAGCTTCTCCAGGTTCAGCAGCACGCCCATGCTTGGGTTGGCCTTTACCCAGCAGCTGCTGTCATCCACATTGTCGGTGCTGTCCAGCTCGCAGATGAAGCTGAACAGCTGATCCGACACGCTGGCCGGCAGCATGCCGTCCTGCATGGCGTCGGAAAACAGGGCGTAGTAGTCCATCAGCGGGCCTTCAATCACCGTGCCCATGGTGGTGATGTACAGCGCCAGGGGCTGGCTGCGCTTGTTCATGCCCCGCTTGATGACGTTGATCAGCTTGTAGTCCCTGTACTCATGGATCTCGTCAAAGATCCCCATGTGCGGGCTCAGGCCGTCCAGCTTGTGGCTGTCGCTGGCCCGGTGCTGGATGCTGCTGTTGGTTTTGTCATAGGTGATGCTGCTTCGGGTCACGTTGAAGCGATTGGCCAGGAATGGGCTGGCCAGGATCTGCCGGGAGCACTCACCGAAAATAATGTTGGCCTGATCCTTGCTGTTTGCCAGCAGGTAGATGTCCGCGCCCCTTTCTCCGTCCTTGCTGGCCCC